AACTTTGTAGTTGTTGTTTTCTTTTCTTCAATTGGAGTTTCTTCTTCTGTACTCATATTCTCATGCCTCCCATTCCTACGAGTGCGGTATCTTCGTACCTTCGTATTTCTGGAGTAAACAAATCGATGGCTCCTGCGCCACCTGCCTCAATAGTTCTGATCGCTAATTCTGTAGCTACAATATCAGCGAGTTGAAATGAGATAACTGGTATTCTTACCAGGGGATGTAACTTTGCCAATGTGCTCAGAGGAACTTGACTCTCTTCGAACATTTGTTCTTCAAGCCATAAGAGTTCAGGAGCAAGTGGCATATCAATCCTCATCGTGTGATTGCTGAAGTTCGTATGATCTCTTCAGTCGCATGAGGTATTCATACTCTGCTTCTTCTTTTGCATCTGCAGACAAAATATATCTGGCTGCTGGAATGGTGATATCTTTGTTTGTACCTGCAGCAGTGACAAATACAATTCGATAACAATAGATTCTATCTGATGCTGTTGGGCTAAGTGAACCCAATTGGTGATCACTAATCTTTGGCATATATCCGGAAGCAGCCAAATCAACAGTAAGTGAAAATGTTCGTGCTCGAGCGAAGATTGTTTGGTCAAAGGTTAGACCTGTTGTTGCTGTACCAGCCAAACCAGCAAAGTTGGCATTACCAGGGAATAGTTGAAGTTCAGCATCTGTCATTGGTGACGATGTCATAACGTCATACACGTTAACAAAGTCTCCTGCAGCGCCAGAAGTTATTGTAGGCAAACCATTCTGTTGAACTAGTGCTGTTTGAAAGAACAATGTCTTTTCACGCATTGTCAATCCTGCTAAATCAAAATATGACTTTGAAACAACTAAACCTTGTGGAGGAGTTGGTTGTTCCCAATTTGTTTGAGATGCACCAATAGAATATTGATTAGGTGCTCCACCTAAAGTTACGACTACGTATCCAAATTCTTTCTGCAATACTTTCACTTTAACGACCTCTTTCTTTCTGCTGATCTTTTCCAAGACTTTGCAGCTCTCTTGAACAATACTTGATGGTTAGATCGTGGATGCTTCTTCTTGAGTTGCTTGAGAGTCTTTGCCATGTACTTGTTATACGCGCTTGGTGCTCGCTTGACTTTCTTAGCAACTGACTTAGCCTTCTTTACAGTAGACTTAGCCTTGCTTACTGTTTCTTTACCAGACTCGCCCAGGTCTTTTATCTCCTGGAGCAATCTGATAACTTCATCAATAGACACTGAGTCCACCTCAGTTATCTGCAGCTGTTGATTGGATTGCAATTGCCATGAAGTCTTTTGCAGAGAGAGAAACAATACTGCAGTTAACTCGAACAGTGATGTTGACTGCTTTGCTACCGCCAAGAACTGTAGAACGGCCAGTAAGGTAGAGTTGGTCGTTAACAACATATCGTCCGTCGTCAGAACCTTTTCCAAAGTTGTCTGGGAAGAGATCGGTAACGTTTGTCAAATAAGCATCTGTGTCATATTCTAAACTACTAGAAGCAACAAGAGCTCTATCGTTAGCAAACACAAGTCCGCCACGGTTTAGATCAGTGAGTTGGACAAATACTGAACCTGCGCCACCCATTGCAACTGGAGCGGATTCGTTAACAGTTGTTCCCTGGTGAATGAAGTCAACTGAATGAATTTGAAGAGCTTGACGATCTCCAACGTCAACATATGACCCAAGGTCAATAGTTGCAAAGGTGTCTGTTGTAGCTGCACTAATTGTGAGCCGTTCGGTTAGCGTAAACATTGAGGTCTTTTTTGTAGCCATATTAATCACGGGGTGGAGTGGGGTTTTCTCTGCTAGTTAAACGTCAGACTAGTTCCCCACTCCAAATAACCCTATCATAACTGGGCCTTTAAGCATTTGCAGTCCTATCTTCGCGGCGAAGCCGCCCAAAAGCAGCGCCACTACCAATAACTAACTCTTTGTTAGTCATCCCACTGCTCCCACCCGTTGCTAACTAGCCATAGGATATAGGGCTTGCCCGATTTTTTCTTAGACTATGTATATATGTGATTACTGATACGACGATTCATGCGGAATAAAATGATAACGCTATGCCCGACATCATACGAACTCTCAAAGAAGATGCCTAATTTTAGTGCATGGGTTCGTAAGATGGTCCTAGAAAACGGACAAAAGACTGGAATGACCAAGGAGAATAGAACGATGTTCCACCGCGTATGTGGATCAGATGTCGAAGCTCGATGGGAACATTTCACAGATGGAACCTACGCCTGGTTCGGATATTGTGAGACATGCGACATCGATGTTACCTGGAGGCCTCGTCAATGAATGAAGATTACCTGGCACATTACCAACACTCTCGAGAAGCTTTCGCTAAGTTTGTTATCGAATCAAAACACAATCCTGATCGTGAAGCATGGATGACATTGCATTCAATGTTTGGAACTGAAGACATGAGGAACGATGTGGATGAATTTAATTATGCAATGCAATCATATGACGATACAGCTGAGCAAGTCAAATTATTGTGGACTTGGGAAAGTGGTCACACTCTCAAAATAAAATGGGAACATACTGGATGGTGGGATGGCGATGTATTGCATCACTACTATTGTGTAATGCTGCCACTAAAAAATGTAGAACTATTTCATCCACATGAATTAGTTCGAACAAAAGAAGTCGATGAACCAGTTTGGGAAGTTTAGATCCAAAGCCAAGCCATCAGAACATAGTCTGCAACAGTTGCTCCAGCAACCGTGACCAATGTAGCAATTGAAAGAAAGACGTTGAACTTCATCAATGATTCCAAGGATGTTTCTTTTGCGTCTTTCTTTTCTTGACGTGCCATTAACCACTCAGCAAACTTTGTAGTTGTTGTTTTCTTTTCTTCAATTGGAGTTTCTTCTTCTGTACTCATATTCTCATGCCTCCCATTCCTACGAGTGCGGTATCTTCGTACCTTCGTATTTCTGGAGTAAACAAAT